GGCAGGACGCTTAATTACTTCTTTCCGGGACACTGCGAACAAGCCATCAAGGACGACCACGCCCGTGCCGAAGTCGCGTTTAATCTAACTAAATGACTATTTCTACCGCAGACGTAACGACTGATCCGCAGAACGTAGCGTCTGAGGACCTACAGACTCGAGGTAATACCGGGGAACTCGTTTCCTGGGTCATGTCCCGTGTCATGAGATGGAGGACTACTCGTGATTCCAATTACTTCGCCCTTTGGGACCAGTATTGGGCCATCTGGAGAGGACAATGGAACTCACAGCTTAAACAGAGAGAATCGGAGAGATCTCGACTTATTGCACCAGCAACTCAGCAAGCAGTGGATGCTACAGTATCTGAGATGGTTGAGGCAACGTTCGGGAGAGGGGAGTGGTTCGATATCCGAGAAGGGTCCGACGCAGACCCCAAGGTACTAGAGTTAGCGGAGCAAGCCAGATCCAATCTCCTTTACGACTTTGACCGGGATAAGGTCAAGCATGCCATCATCGAAACCTTCATCAACGGAGCCATCTACGGCACCGGAATCTCCAAAAGGATCGTCGAGGAAAAGAACTATTCCAAGCTCGGAAACGCAGATCAGTACGGCAATCCACAAGAGACTTCCTCCAGTGATACGTGCGTCTATTGGCAAGCTATTCCCCCCTACAACTTCGTAATAGACACAGCAGCTCTGTGCGTCGAAGATGCTCTAGGGGTTGCTCACGAGACTGTAAGGCCGATCGACGAGATTGAGCAGAAGCAGCTAAAAGGAGAGTACTTTAATGTACCTGTCGGATCTGCTTCTGGATATGCCACTGGAATCATTGCCAGAGGACCAAAGGGAGAGAGCCTTGAAGTTAATATTCTGGATGCAACTTACATCACAGAATACCACGGACGTGTGCCTGCTAAATATTTTGACGAGTCTGCCGATAACGATGACACACCACTAAGTCCGTACGCTATTGAGGACATGTCCGACCAGCACGTTCCTCCTGAGACCATGGTCGAGGCCATTATCGTTATTGCGAACGGTAACGCCTTGCTCAAGAAGGAACTTAACCCATTCCCTAATGGGGATCGCGGTTTCATCGCGTATCAGCACGATAGGGTACCGAACCGGTTCTGGGGACGAGGGGTTGTAGAGAAGGCGTACAACAGCCAGCTAGCGTTAGATGCAGAACTACGGGGGCGTATCGACGCCATGGCTCTGATGGCCTATCCGGTCGTCGGATTTGATGCTACGCGACTGCCCCGCAACCTCAATCTCCAGATCCGACCAGGTAAAGGATTTCTCACTAATGGCGACCCAGAGACTATCATCCGACCCATTCAGTTCGGAAACATTAATCCCTCCTGGTTCCAGCAATCTGGAGACTTGGAGAGGATGGTACAACTCGCCACAGGGACCTTTGACCCTGCTGGTGATAGCCCGGCCGCCGGGGCCGCCTCCGCATCTGGCGCATCTATGTCAATGGCAGCTATGCTCAAGCGAGCTAAGCTCACCATGCAAACCGTCGATGTGGACTTTCTTGACCCCTTGGTCAAAAAGACTTACCTCGCTTACCAAGTCCTTAATCCAAAGCGCTATCCGAACAACCAAGAGTTCGTAGTTCAGTCCTCGACCTCTATCCTCGCCAGAGAGTTCGAGCAGACTCAGATGACCAATCTCCTGGCGATTATCCCGCCTCAGACGCCGGCTTTCAATATCGTCCTCAAAGCAATCATTGAGAACTACTCCGGTCCGTCCAGGGAAGAGGCGGTTAACGCCATCACTCAGATGATGCAGCCTAATCCTCAACAGCAGCAGATGCAGCAGCAGATGCAGCAGATTCAGATGGAGGGGGCTATGGCGGAAGTCCAGAAGCTCAAGGCTGAGGTACAGAAGCTCTCCTCCGAGTTGCCTCTTAATCAGGCTAAGACCATGGAAACGATCGCTAAGGCTAAGTCCGAACCCAAGAAGATCGAAGTCATGGCGGCTCAATTGCACCTTGAGGGTGTTAAGGCCGGCCACGCCATCTCCGACTCTCATCACGAGCGAATCTCTACGGCTCTGGATCACGTCCAGCACCACAAAGACCACGCTCACGATGTTGTCAAGCTCCACATGGAGGACCAGCATCACGAGGATGAAATGGTCGCCGAGAAGGAGAAGAATGACGCAGATCGTGAGATGCAGAAAGGTCAGATGGAGAAAGACCGGGCCGTCATGCAGTCCATGGGCGCAGCCCAGATGGGGCATGAAGGCAAAGAGAACGCCCTAGATCGTGGTCACGAGGCTAATCAGAATAAGCTCCAGAGAGGACACGAGACCAATAGTGGTAACGCGGAAAGACAGTCTAAAGAGAAAATCGCGGCTTCTAAGCCGAAACCGAAGGCTCCCAAATGACACCACAAGAAGTAGAACTCATTGATAAGTACGAAGTCCTTTTTGCCCAAGCTGGGTGGAAGGAACTCGTCGAGGATCTTACCCAGAAGAGAGCGGCCATGGCCAGTGCCCTACTGGACGGTACCTCCGGCATAGATCAAGTAAACTTCACTCGCGGACTGGCCGCGGGTTATCAGTACATGATAGCTCTCGAAGATTGGGTCGCAAAGGCTAAAGAGCAAGCCAAAGATCAAGAACTTCCGGACGTTGAATAATGGCTCTCAGCAAGATGTTTTATGACTTCACGTGTTCAAAGTGTGGAGTCTGTTTTGAATCTCGAGTGTACTCCTTCGAAAAGGAAGTACCTTGCGTGAACTGCGGCGCGGAAGCGCCGAGGGACCTTGCCTCCCCTCTTATAGGGTGGCGTCAGATGGGAGTCTCAAAAGACTTCCCGACGTCGGCCGCTAAGTGGGACAAGATGCAGGAACAGAAGAACCGAAGTGACAAAGGTGGTCGGGCGGTTGACGGTCAACCTAACCTGAAAGAATACTAGCCTCACTTCTTACCTACCAGTAACCCTTCAAATAAGGACTGTGACTATGACTGATAATTTTAATGTGATCTCGAACGATCTTGATCTTGAGTATAAGGATGTCGTTAAAGATCCTAATGACCCGCAGATGCGGACCATCGAGTCCGAGATCCCTGCCCGTTATAAGGATAAGACTGCCGATGAACTGATCTCCATGCACGTTAATTTAGAAAAAGTGCTGACGAGACAGGGCAACGAACTAGGCCAGCTTCGTAAGGTAGTAGACGCACAGACTCAGCTCTTGACGAGGACATCCGTTCCTCAGACACAAACCGAACCTAAGAAGGACTTTACCGTCTCGGCGGAGAAGCTTCTTAACGAACCCGTACAGACGGTCAACAGCGTAATCGAGCAAAACCCGGCTATCACGTCGGGGGCTCATAGACTAAACCAGCTTGAGATGGAAGTGGCGCAAGGACGATTCGCACAGGCTAACCCGACTTATACTCAGGATCTTAACGATCCAGAGTTCCAGTCGTGGGTACTGGCCTCCAAGATTCGCTCCAAACTACTCGCCTCTCTTAATGGTTACAACTTTGAGGCCGGTAACGAACTCTGGGAACTATGGGGAGAACACAAAGGGGCGAAGACCGCGGCAGAAACTGCTCGTGCGTCCCGTGTCCAGGCTGCAGGCGTCACCAAGACTGGGACTAGCGAACCGATAGGCAAGCCTATCTACAGTCGAGTAAAGCTGATGGAACTCCATTCGAGAGCCATCAACGGAGACCCTGAGGCTGCTAGGAAGTGGAACGATCCGGCTTTTCAGACAGAGTACCAACTCGCTCACGCCGAGAAGCGGGTCCGCTGAGGAACCGCGGACCGAGTCCGGTAAAATTAATCTTTCATAAGGTAACTAACTAAAATGGCACTTGGCACAGGTCAACTGACCTTTACGAATGTCACGTACTTCCTCCCAGATCTCTGGGCGGATGAACTGGCAGTGCGGTACAAGAAGAATCTTGTTATCGCTAATCTCACGGACAATATGGACCATACCGGCAAGTATGGTGACGTTGTCCACATCCCGACCTCTACTCGTGGTACGGCGGCTCAGTACTTCAGCACTCCTGGCTCTGCGGTGACCTTCACGGCTCCAACGACCAACGAGTTCACCATCACCATCAACCAGTGGTGGGTGCACGGTAAGCAGCTCCCCGATCTCGTCGAGAAGCAGTCCCTTCCCTCTCTGCGGAAGTTCCTTGTTAACGATATGAGCTACTCCCTCGCCCTGGCGGTGGATAGCTATCTGCACGATGCGGTAGCGGCAACGCTAGCCGGTGGTGCGGCCGTTAGCGCCGGAGCTAAAGCGAGCGGCGGTTCTGTTATCGGCGGTGACGGTACTACGACTTGGAACCCGGCCGCTAACACGAACACCGGAAAC